AGCACAGGTTGATGCTACGAAGCAACAAGGTATCGCCACTCTCAAACAAGAGTGGGGTCCCAAATTCGACAACAATGTTAAGACCGCACAGCTTACTGTTACGCAATATGGCAGCCCAGAACTTATGGCCAAAATTGATGAGGCAGGTCTTGGTAACGATGTTGACTTTATTAAGCTGATGCACAACCTCGGAATCAAGCTTCTTGATGACGATGCTATCGGCGGAGAAAACGGTGGGAGCCAATTTGGGGGTACATCCATGGCTGCGCAACAAGAAATTGAGCGTGTCAAAATGGACAAGGACTTCCAAGATGCTCTCAATACTGCTTCACACCCCGGCCACAAAGGAGCTGTCGATACGTGGCTGGCACTTCACCAGAAGGCCTTCCCTGGCAAGAAAGAATAATCTTTCACGGGTCGTAAAAAAGTATTTTACACCCGCACACCTCCAACATAGATTGGTCTTATTGGATTACTCTGATGAGCCCAATCTATTACGGTGCAGGCCGTACGCTAGCTGACGTAAGAGCGAGGCGAAGACCCACGCGTGTGGACTATTGGAGCCGGAACGTTTATTCATTCCACAACCACACCACATCAAATGTCCTACGAAGTAGACACCGCGCTGGTCAACAGCTACCATTCCAATATCCAAATCAAGTTCCAACAACGTGGTTCTCGTCTTCGCCCTTTTGTGCGCGTCGAATCCCAAAATTCGGAATTTGATTTCTTCGATCGCATCGGGCCTACCGAAGCGGTAAAAGTCAAGAATCGCCACAGCGATACTCCGCTCATCTCCACTCCTCATGATCGCCGGCGCAATGCGACGGAAGATTATGACTGGGCAGATCTCATCGACCGCAAGGACAAACTGCGCATGCTCGCAGATCCAACCTCCTCTTATGCTACCAACGCAGTGTTTGCGCTTGGTCGTTCGATGGACAAGGAGATTGTTCGTGCGGCCTTTGCGACAGCCTATTCAGGCAAGACTGGTCAAACCAGCATCCTCTTCCCTGCAACCCAGGATGTAGCAGTTACCTATACTGATACTGGCGGGGCTGGTAATCACAACCTCACCATCGACAAGCTGCGGAAAATCCGTCTCATGTTCGATCTTGAGGAAGCAGTTGACTGGGACGCTGCTGAGGAGCTCTACATGGCGGTTACCGCCTGGCAGATCAACTCGATGCTCCGCCAAGACAAGATGACTGACATCGATACTGCTGCTGTTAAGGCTCTAGTCAATGGCACCATCGATACCTTCATGGGGATCAAGTTCATCCGCGTCCATCCTTCCATCCTCCCCAAGACCGGAGACATCCGTTCCTGTCCTGTTTGGACACGCCAAGGTCTGCTACTCGGCGTGGCTGATGAGGTCATGACGGACATCGGACCTCGTCGTGATAAGCGCAACTCGACGCAAGTCTATGTGTGCGGTTCTTTCGGCGCCACGCGTATGTGGGAAGAGCAAGTCGTTCGCGTTCTCTGCGACGAAACTAAGTAATCGCAACAATAAACAACACATAAATCAATATCATGGCTCGCCACGATTCTAAACAAGTTAAGCAATGGGAAGCGCAAGGACACGCGCCTCTAAAATCGAATGAACTCTATGGACGTGTTCGTATGGCTTTCTTCCAATTCCTTGCATCGCGAGATGCTGTGGCAGCGGTGGTTGCTCAGAACGACGATGTCCGTCTCTGTCAGCTTCCAGCAGGGGCTCGCCTCATTAGCGGATATGCAAAATTCGGAGCCTTTGGTGCCGCAGTGACTCTTGATGTCGGTCTCCGTGCTTTGGACGGATCCGGCTATCTTGACAAAGCACTGACAGTGGCTGATGATCCAGATGCTCTTGCAACCAATTTGGATGTTGCTGCTGCTGGTAAGGTCGATCTTTTTGAAGAGACCCCCTACCTGTACTACGAAACTGAGAAAGAACTCGAAGTCTATGCATTGTTTGAGGGAGCTAATCCTTCTGACTCTGTTGAGATCCAAGGGGTGATTCTCTACGTCGTTGACTAATTTCTCTTGCCATCGCTTAGGAGAAACCTGTCATGCACGATCGGATGTCGCCCTGGTCGTGCATGGCTTTCCCTTTTAGACCATGCCAACTGACCTTTCAATCTGCAATGGAGCACTCCTAAAAATCGGAGTTCCAACAATACAGTCTCTAAGCGAAGGGACTAGGGAAGCTAAGGCTTGCAATTCAGAATTTAGTAAGGCTCGACAATATGTTTTGCGGCTATACCCTTGGGGATTCGCATCTCGTAGAACCATCCTCGCCCCCCTTCCAGAAGCTCCTGCCTTTGAGTATGACTACCAATTACAGCTCCCATCCAATCTTCTTCGGATCGTTGAGCTTGTTGACTATTCAGGTCCACATAAAGTTGAAGGTAGCGTCTTGCTTGCTAATTCAGATATTATTTATCTGAAGTACGTAGAAGACACTATAGACATTACTAACGCAGATTCCCTATTCACAGAAGCTCTTGAGTGGTATCTTGGCTATATGCTTGCTAGGTATTTAACTGAATCTGAAACAGCGAGAGCAGAGGCTTTTCAAGGATTCAAGAATACGATGCCAATGGCAAAATTTGTGCAGTCAACAGAAAACTCACAACCTACTTTCGAATCATATGACTTAATAGGTGCTCGCACAAGTTTAGGCCGCTATGTTCGAGACCCAGGAACGTAATTATGGGACAGAAAGCAAATCTACTAAAAACTAATTTCTCCTCAGGGGAGGTTAGCCCACTTGTTTATGGGCGTACAGATATTTCTCGCAATCAGAACGGGCTAGCTAAATGCCATAACTTTGTAGTTCAGCCTCATGGAAGTGTGACTAGGAGAATGGGCACAATTTATGTAGCCGAGGTTCAAAACTCCAGTAAATTTACACGGCAGATTCCTTTTGAGTTTAACGAGGCTGAAGCCTATGTCATAGAATTTAGTGAAAACAAGATTAGATTCCTCAAGAATAATGAACTAGTTCTGTCAGTAGGTATTCCGTACGTAGTCACATCAACTTATCTAGAATCAGAGCTAGCTGACCTCGACTATACCCAATCTGGAGACGTGCTCTATATTGTCCACAAGAATCATTTTCCAAAAACTCTTGCTCGTTATTCTGATACCAATTGGGTACTTGCTGATGCAGTAATACAGGATGGCCCATATGCCGCTGTAAACTATCTGGATAAAAACAATACGCTCAAGCTTACCAACTATAGTCACACTGCAATAGTAACATCGACAGTTGCTGAATTTTCTGCCAGTACTTTGATCTATACCGGGTTTACGCCTGATCCCCACGTAGAATACTATGAGGAAGGATTACTTGTTATTGCTAAGGTTTCTTCGTATATTAGCACAACAAAACTAGGCATTATTCCCTTACAAAATATCGTAGATTTTGCTGGTATTGATAAGGAAGCAGTTATTACTTGGGTATCAGATAAAGCATACTCTAGCCTAGCTATCTGGTCTACTGAAACAAACTACTCCTATATTAAGATCGAGGATAAGTGGTACTATATGACTTTACATCAAGCGTATCCAGAGCAAATAGGATCGCCACCAACTTCGTATAGTGCCGACGTAACGCTCGCAGGCTCACAACGTGCACCAGACGTAGTTCCTACTACTGGGGTTCTTACTGTTACCGATAATGTTATCACTGCTACCTTAACATCTTCTTTGGCTCTGTTTTCTGCGGGCAGAGATGTAGGGCGCCACTTCAGAATGACCATTGGAAAGAAGAATGTCTGGGGCTGGATTACTTCAGTAACAGATAGCAAAACTGCAGCAGTACGCTTAGGAACTCCACTACCTCTCGATCCTAAGGACCGAACAACCTTTATTGGTGGCGGACAATCTACTAACTGGAGACTGGGTGCGTGGTATGTAGATAATTACCCACAAGCAGTAACAATTCACCAGCAGCGCCTCATCTTTGCTGGAACTCCTGCGGAACCAAACAGAGTTGCCATGTCGATGATCGACGACTTTGTTAGTTTCTCTACTGCAAATAAATTTGCTGAAGTTTTAGATACGAGCGGTATTAACTTCAGCGTTGGTACAGGAGAAGTAAACCCAATCAGATGGATGCAATCAGGCCCTGTCCTACTGATTGGTACACAAGGAGAAGAGTTCCAGGTGAAACCCTCTAATATATCTGATCCACTTTCACCAACAAACATTTCCATTACCCAACAAACTCCCTATGGGGGTCGTAAAAATATCCAACCAATTAAGGTTGGTCCAGCCACACTGTTTGTCCAGAAGCATGGAGTATCTGTGCGGGAGATGACCTATAGCTTTGAAATAGACTCCTTTACTGCTTCAGACTTAACTGTCGTAGCAGAGCACATTATTCGTGATAATGGATACGCTGTAGCTATGTGCTATCAGCAAATTCCAAACAGTATTGTTTGGGTATGTTGTTCAAATGGTAAACTACTTTCTTTTACTTACGAAAAAGACCACCAAGTTTTTGCTTGGGCACAACACGAGCTACCTGGCGGGTTTATTGAATCTATTTGTCGCATACCAAATAATGCTATAAATAAAGATTCGGTTTACATGATAGTTAAGCGAACAATAGATGGAGTAACCAAGCGCTACCACGAATATCTTGCTCCAGAGTTC